TGAAACGCGAAATCCGCCACGTCCGGATGTCCGATTGGGGGAATATTGGAGAGCGTCCACTGCTGCGTAATTTGTTCGTCGGCCATTGCGACCTCCATAAAAAAGGCGGCCCCTCCCCTTTCGGAGAAAAGCCGCCTCTGTCCTCGTGTACTAAATGAGGGTTAGACGTATGATTTCAAAAGAGACTGCAACATCCTTTCAATGCCCTTGAGGGCCTTTAGTACCTGGATAATAATCTTCTTCTGGGACTCGGTCATTGCACAACCACAAGTTTCGGCTCTTCAGCCGGTTTCTCCTTTGGGGCCTCCTCCGGTTTCAGCGATTTCCCGGTGCCGCAGGCCACACAGACGAACCCGGCGTTGATCATCAGCGTTTCGGGCTTTCCGGACCCGGAATAGACTGCCGGTACCTCTTTGAGCCGCAGGGCGTTGGCGAAAAACATGCCGCCGCACTTCTCGCAGACCCGATCCTTCAGGGTATTCACGTCCACATTCACGTGCTTCGGCCCCATTCCCAGCTCCATCCTTCTCCTCGCCTCGCCCATATCACCCTCCTACCGGCCAAAAGTATGCACCTTCAGGTGCCCGTTGAGAGCCCGAACGCTCTTGAACGTCCTTCCGCACTTGTCACAGACGAATTCCGCAGAGACTTCGGCTTCCGCCATATCGGAGATTGCCGTCTCTTCCTCGACTCCAGGAAGGCCGATCCCCATCGGTGATACCGGGGCCTCTTCGCGAGGCATAACATGGAGCCTTCCCTTCGGCGCGAGCTGGGCGCAGCACTCCGGGCACGTCATCTCGGCTGCGGATGTCACCTTCGAGCACAGCCAGTCGATCTGGTATTTCACCAGAGGCTTGACCATGCTGCCGTTGGGCGTTTCATCCGGAACGAAAGCCTCGGTTGTAGTAAAGAATACCCTCTTACAATTCGGGCACTTAATACGCAGTCCCTCAGTTCCCATTTCCCTCCCCTTTCAGCTTTTCCAGAAATTTGTTGGTTCTCGCCAGGATCTGCCTCTCGTCCTTACTCAAGTCTTCCGGGAATCCCGGAGCCGTCTCCGCTTCGGTGATTGTGAACACTTCGCCCTTGGGCTGCGCGAAGAACCCCTCTCCCGGCGTCCTTCGCCCCCTGAACATCACATAGGCCCCGGCCAGAAAGCATAGCAAGGCCAGCAGAATCATGGCCCCCATCAGAATCAGCATCTGCCAGAAATCAAGCTGCATAACCCCCCTCCACGACAAAAGCGTTTTCACGGGTCTGATCCAGCCAGGTGCATCGGAGCATCAGGGAATGAATCAGCCCCCCCAGTCCCATGACGGCCGGATCGCCCTTCCGAAACTCCCGCAGCCGCGTCTTTAGAACCTCGTTATCGCCAAAAAACAGCCTTATAGCCCCCTCCATGAGGCACGTCCGGAGCGAGCGACCGTAGATGTCGAACGCCAGGGGGTCATAGAAATCATCCGGAGGAGTAACCAGCACTGCGGCCTTCTCCCCCCCTGCTTCGATCAGCCTTTCGTTTATCAGGGCCATGGTGGTGATGAACCGCTCCGCGTCCCCGATCAGCGACTGCATCAACCCGGGATAGAGCCCGAACCCGTATTCCCCCCGGATCGCAAGGAATTTACGGATCAGATCCGGCACGTCTTTTGACTCCAGTTCGGCCAGGAGCTGAAACCGTGCATCCTCCGGCCGTCTGTTGTCCTTGATCACCCCCACAATCCCGATATAGCCAGGCATCCCGGCGTCCTTGTCCGTGATCTCCGAGGGCCAGCCCAAACCGGCATACAGATCGTAATAGAGCTGGCCAGTTCCGGTGTTACGGTAGTGGAAGGGCCTCTCAACCATCGGCTTGCCGGTCAGTATGGCTTGGTCGATCCGTGCCTGAAGCAACGCCGCAGGGTATGGGTGTGCGATCCTCTCAATCATCCGGGTAGTCCTTGAAAACACAGTCAGAAAAGAATCCGCCCGCCCCGGCAAACGTCATGCAAAGCGCGTCGGCCTTGTTTGGGGAGCGTTTCAGGACTTCTTTCATGTCCGCTTTCTTCATAACCTCGACTTTACCGCTGTCTGTGCTATATGTCGGCGTCTGCAATTCCTCGATCAGTTCTTCGTCTGGAGGAAGCATGGCGCCGGGATCCGTCCTGAGCCATTCCCGGCACAGCCACCAGAGCTGATCCCTGAGCAGCCGGAATTCCCCGATCTCGGTCTTGATTGTCGGCCTTTCAGCCACTTTTACGCCTACGGCCACGCACCCGGATTTCTGCATGTGGGGGGCTACTCCCGCTCCTACTCCGGTTGCATCGACGTTGGCATGCGCGACTTTATGGCTGTTGTACCAATCGACTGCCCTGGAGCCCGTCTCGATCGTGTCCACGCCCCCCCAAGTGGTAAACGGCGTGAGATACCCTCCGTAACGGGCAACGGCAACATTCAGATCGTCGCCCATCTCGGCACAATCCAGTCCCATCACTCCGACCGCTCCGACGGGGGGCTTCTCTCCATGTTCCAGAACGTAAATGTCATATCTCGCCCTCGCTCGGGAGATCCATTCGCGTGAAATGAGCGGATCCACGCCCTGAGCCGGGTACTGGCCCAAAACCATGTAGGAAAATGCCGCGTTCGTGATCTTGCGCTCTCCGGCCTGCAATGGGGGGTAGGACCCTCCGGACTGCCGGGGAGCTGTCACACCTACCAGGAATTCCGGCAGCATGAATCTCGATTCCGGCTCTATCCTCTCGCCTGGGTTGATGGGCCTGGTCCATTCATTGATCCGGCGAACCGTGGTGTCTCTGGTAACAGCGCCGGGAATGACATCCGTTCCCGCAATAACGTTGGGGTGCCGAAATGCGGACAGATGGACCACATTGGCCGTATGATCCCGCTGCATCCTCCAGACTGCCCCGGATGCTTGCCGGGGGTTAAGGAAGATCAGCAGACGGACCTTGATTCCTCCGGACATGCAGGATTCAATGCCCTTATAAACATCGTCCGGGATCGCATCCCCTTCATCCAGAACAAACAGCATGTGCTCTTGGTGCTTTCCTGAAAACTTTGCTTCTCTCTCCTGAGCCGTCCCAGAGGAAGGGATCGTAACGCCTGTCAGAAAATCTTCCGGCCCTCTGCGAATATCCAGCGTGGTTACAGTATCGCCGCCGAACATATCGACGTTATGGGTCACAACCGATCCGATTTCTCCCCAGAGAAGGTTTTTGAGGTTTTCGAGGGGTGGGGCCGCAGCCGTGAACACTTTGCAGTTTGGATGGCATTTATAGAACCAGATGGCGATCCGTGCCCCTGCATGAGTTTTCCCGACGGCATTCGAGGATACCGCTACCGTGATTGGATAGTCCCGAACAGACTCCATCATGGCCTTGACATCATCGGTGAGTTTTTCATGCAGGATTTCTTCACAGAAGCCGATGGGGTTATCCTGGTAGTGGGTATACGAGGATTTCGCCTTAAATTCCCGCGCTGCTTTCGGCATAGTCTGGGCAATGACAGCCGCAAGGCGGGTTGCGATAACATCGGCATTCTGGGTTTGAGCCATAGATTCCATGATCACATCGCCATGAGTTTTGACCGGACCAGATTTGCCAGCTTTGGAGGCAGGGCCGATAGAATCAACTCAATCGTCGCCGCATTCAAGCCCACCTCCTGCTTGTCATGCAAAAGCCCTAAATGCCTGGATAACAGCTCCAAAGACTTCACCTTGTCGCAAAGCTCGAATTCGAGGTTACATTCCAGAATCTGCTCTCCATCCGGCCTGTCTTTTGTCCCCTGAACCGTCTTGATGGTTCGCTTCTCCCGGATTTTCTTGACAATCCTCGACTTTCCTTCCGGGAGTTCCTCCAGAGGGATCACCTGAACCGCGCCACCTGAATCAACCTTGACGAAATCTCCCATGTCGGCCATCCCGATCAGGGCCAGTTCCTTCACCACCTGATCAGCGGAGACAAGGATTCTCTCCTTCCGGCGTTCTATCTCTGCGTCGATTGCAGCCCTAATTTGAGGTTTTTTAAGGTTTTCCGCACCGATGAATGGTGCGGTTCGTTTGCTGTAATTTGCACGAAGGGCCGCCTGTGTTGCGTTCAGATCGATCAGATATTCTGCCACAAACAACTGCTGTTTTCTGTTCAGCGGCCTTTTTTCAACAGGTTTGGCTTGATTTGGTACACCTTTCTTGCGGGGGTTTGCAGTTTTGGTGCATTTCTTGGGCGTTTTACCCATGCTTTTCCCTCAGCATTTTGATTCTGCCGTTGGCTGCCTTGAGCGCCCGGGCCTCGTCTCCGGTTTCCTTGAGGACATCGTTGGCGATCTTGGCGGCGATTCTGGCCTCTATGGGGCTCAGGCTCTTGTTATGTTTCTTTATGCTCTCTGCATCCCAGGGCATGATCCGGCCTCCATGCTAAAATTTTCCCACGTGGGAATATGTTGTAAAGAACTTTTTCAAACATCCCCATGTTCCCAACATGGTTTCGGTTCGCGCCAGCCTGGATTCAGGATCTTCATCCGCTTGACATCCCCGGTCTCCAGCATCATGCGACGTCGGCAGTCCCTCTCACACAGTGTGCATCGGTCAGCGTTTCGACGTTCACTCGATCCGTTGTCCAAGATCTGGGACCAGACGATCTTCCCGTCGAACGCCTGGGGACGTATGAATCCGTTTCGCTTGCACTCCACCATGACGGTTATCAGGGCCACCAACAGATCATCCGGAACCTTGTGCCGGAACTCATCCCAGCGGCGCAGATCCCCGGCCCGCTGGTATGCAATCAGGTATGAGACAAGGGCCTCATACTCACCCTCCTTGAAAATCCGGCGCATCGTCGTCTCGGGCAGCTCCTCCGGCACGACGAGCGGCGGCAGCTTTTGCAGCCGCGTATGCTGCGTTGGCCCTTGCCAGGTCTGCGTCGATCTGGTCCTGTACCGGGACACGCTTGTCGTCTGAGAAATTTCCGTTGGTTCGTCCATTGCCTCCTCCTGCTGGTTTCAGTTTTGCCCAGTCCGATCTGACCGCCTCCATGAATGCCGAATCCCAGTCAATGTACTGGTAGCCGTTCGCTCTGCATTTCGCCTTGAACGATTCAAGATGTTCATCGAGTCTGGTATGGCCTTTGTTCTTTGCCCACTGGTAAACGGCAGGGGAGATTTTGAAATCTTCAGGGAGGGGGGTTTTTGGTTTGCGCGATATACTTTCTTTTACTTTACTTTTATTTACTTTACTTTCCTTTGCGGATAAATGTTGACATATAACCGGCTTAACGGGTTTAGTGTCTACATCTTCCCTGGTTAGTGGGGCAGTTTGTGGTGGGTTATCCGGCTTAGATGGTAAATCTACCTTTCGGCGAGAGTAGGCATCCGCTATCGAGTCAACGAATGTCTGCATCCAGATCAGCCTCCTGTCCCACAATTCCCGGTCGATTGTCCCCATCGAAACCAACTTGTCGATAATAGCGACAACCTGATCTTCGGGGGTGTTCATTCTTGAAAGCAGATACTCCCAGGATTCAGGAGTGGAACAGTCATAACAATGGCCGTTGGTCTTGGCTAAAAGCTCTTCGATCTTGTAAAAGACGGCGTAGCCATCATTGCCGAAGCGATTTTCGAGGATAAACAAAACCTTCCCGTGATCGCAGTAGTGTGGGAAGTAATCAACTTCCTGTTTGCGTGGTCTTGACATACCTACTCCCCTCCTCCTGTTCCTTCAGCTCTTCCCTCAGCCGCTGCCGGATCTCCCGGAAGTCGGCCGCCCGGTAGCGGCATATCGCCATGCTTTTTTTGGCAAGCCG